TCAATACTTCTTCCTTCACCAACTCTAACTGGGTATCTCTATCTTCTAACCAGATTGCTGCATCTGACATCACATCTGGTGTTATTGAAACAGATAGACTTGCATCTGGTGGTGCTGCAAACTCCTTCACATTCTTACGTGGAGACCAGAACTTTGCACTTGCAGTTCAGTCTCTGAAGGGTGCTGAAGCAAGATACTTTGCAAAACTAGCAGCACAATGCACAACAGGATCATCTCAGATGATCTTTACCACGAACTCTGATGTTCTTATCGGTCATGCAGTTAAGAACACTGTAAGTGGTGTCCAAGCTAATACAAACATTACTGGTGTTATTACTGCAGCAGGTCTGACTACGATCTCTCTAAACAACCCAGTCAATGCAACGATTCCTCTTGGAACAATCATTGAATTTGAGCGTGGAGAATCTCCTCTTGTATTTGAATCTACTTACACACAAGGTGGATTCGTCGATGACGTTATTATTTCTAATGCTGGTTCTGGTTACACCAACGGTCAATACTTTGATGTATCTCTAACTGGAGGAACTGGAACAGGTCTCAAGGCAAACTTTGTTGTTGCAGGTAATGCAATTACAGAAATTACTGTAACCGATGGCGGCACAGGATATAGTGGTGACTTTACTGTTACTTCTGCTCCTGGTGTATTAGGTGGTGGTTCTTCTCTAGTCTTAGAAGCAAAAGTTTCTACTATCAACAGACAGTATGCAAACGTTGCTATTGACGTTAACAGAGTAACTGACCTAACAATTTCTGCTGACCTCTACGGAACAATTGGTGTTTCGAGATATAAGAAGTCTCAGTTTAACATCGGTCAAGCAGGCAACGGTTCTATCGAACTTAAGACTGGTGCAGATAGTGGACTTGACGCTGACTTACTAGACGGTGTTCAAGGTTCGTTCTATCTAAATGCCAGCAACATGAACTCTGGAACTCTATCTTCGGATAGACTATCTGGAACTTATAACATCTCGATTTCTGGAACGGCAGGTAACACGATTCGTGTTCTTACAGGTACTAACAACCCATCTTCTTCTCCTGCTCCTAACAACTTCAGTTCTGGTATTGTTGCTAACACAATCTTCAACAGTGCTAACGGACTAAGCGACGGTGGCACCAGAAACATGACCGTAACCTTCAGAAATGGTGGTTCTGGTTTCGATGCTGGATTTGGTGGTGTAAGACAACTTGCATTCACGGATAATGACAACATGTATATCCGTGGTTCTGGAACTGGTGTTACATCCTTTGGTTCTTGGGCAAAAGTCTGGTCGTCTCTAAATGATGGTCTTGATTCTGGTCTTGACGCTGACAGACTTGACAACAGACAAGGCACTTGGTATCAGAATGCTCTTAACATTAACGAAGGAACTCTATCCGATAACAGACTTCCTAGATTTATCAGTGCAACCAACTTCAGAGACAACGTAACTGTCAAAGGATTCCTTGGTGATCCTAAGTTCAGAATTTACTTCTCTGGAATTATCCTCGATACATCTTCTACTGGTGTATTTGCTCCTGGTAATCCTATCAACCTCTACAATGCTAATGCACAGGCAGTTGGTAGTTTTATCATTGATAGTGTCGTAACAAATGACGACACCGCTGATAACTTCAACGATTATACCATTCTAGTTGGTAGACTCAACTCTGGTAACTTTATTGGTGCTCTTACTGCTGGTAGTGCATCTAACAGACAACCATTTGATGACTTTACTCTAGAAGATGGTAACACAGTAGACGTTGGTAAGATTGTTAACAACGCTGGATCTGGTGAACTAAAACTTGGAAGAGTTGATGGTCAATCATCTAATCCTGCAATTTACTTCAGGTCTTCTCAGTTAGTACCTGGAGCTCCAGACAATCACTTTACTGCTAAGTTTGAAGCAGCAGGTGGTAATGCTACAGCAGGTTCTGGAACTCTGGCATTGACAGTTCTAAATGCTGATGCATTTACTATCAATGGTCAGAGAGCATGGAACGAAGGCAACATTCAGTTTAGTTCTTCCAATATTGCTAACTATGCAGTACAACGTGATGCTTCTGGTAACTTCTCTGCTGGAACAATCACAGCAAATGTAACTGGTGCTTCTTCACTCAACGTTCTCAAGACTGGCGACACCATGACTGGTTCGCTTGTCCTAACTGGTGCAGGTTCCAACCTCACTGTTAGTGGAACAGCAACTGTTAACAATACAGCAACATTAACTGCTGATCTTAACGTTGACAACTATACATTATTCGTTGATGCTTCTGAGAATAAGATTGGTATTGGCGAGACCGTATTCACTAACCGTGCTGGTCAGTCATACGTTAAGTTGAGAATGAGAACTTCTAACTTTAACGGTTATGAAGATAATCATCGTATTGATTTTGGTCAGTTCAATGGTAACTGGGTAGATGGTTCTGGTGGTGCTGATTCTCAGTTTGGTATGGCATTTACTTATGACGCTGCTGTAAGAGGTGGTCTACTTTATGACCATAGAGGTAGTGAGAGAATGGCACTTTGGTCTTCTTATGGACGTATGTCGTTCATGGTTGATCCTGGCAGAAGTGGTAACGAGGTTCCACTAACTGTTGGAACTGAGGCAATGACCATTGATTATACTGGCACAGTCGGTATTGCAACTTCAACCCCAAGTTCTACCTATAAGTTAGATGTTAACGGACAATCTAGATTTAGAAACTTCGTTACTCTTGATACTGCAAATGATAACTCTGGTGCTGGTCTCTTCTTCTTAGGTTCTTCCAGTCAAAGAAATTTCAGAATTGGTAACCAGATTGGACATAGCAATGCATTTGAAATTACTGCATCTACTAGTGGTGGTGGAACTTCCTGGAACGGAACTCCTGCATTGTTAGTTAAGGGTGACAATAGAGTTTCTATTAACACAAATGCAACTTCTGGAACTGACCCAACTAATAACCAGAGCAGAAACTATCAGTTGAATGTTCAGGGTGACATTAACTTGAATGGTCAGTTCTTCCAGAACAACCAAGAGTTTGTAACATCTAGATGGACTGAAGCATCTAACGGTAATGACATCTACAGATTGTCTAGAGTTGGTGTTAAGAAACAAGATCCTACATATGATTTACATGTTGCTGGATCTGTAAACATCGAAGGTCAAACTTTCAGTAACCAAGCAAACACCAGTGTTCTTTATGCTAACGGAGTAAGACAGTGGATCGACTCCTACGGTATTTTCAAAGCGAACAGCAATACTGTTGCTGAGAACATTACTGTTCCTAACGGAACAAACTGCGGTAGTTTCGGTCCTATTACCATAAATAACAATATTGTGATCACCATTGCAGATGGTGGCAGCTGGAACATCGTCTAAATACTAACGGTAGGAGATCCCATTATCCATGGCTTCAGAATTAAGAGTAGACCAACTTAAATATACCGCTGCAGGTAGCTCAACCAATCCCAACATTTCGTTGAATACGGATGGTTCTTGCACCTTCGGTGGTAATATTGATATTGGCAATAACAGTTTGCTTGTAAATGGTCAACCATTTTCAACTTTACCTCCACAATTCCCAGAGAGTGCAGGTGAAAACAGCACGGTTGGTGCCGTATTAAAATCAGACGGTACTAATGCATATTGGGAACTCTCGGTTAACTTTGCTGACGGTTTCCAAATTAGTAGGGGATATCCAGCAGCAGGTTATAGAAACTCTTCTGCATGGAGAAACATCAACCGTTGTACACACTCAACGTTTAGTTGCTCCAATATTGGTGATAGACTAGACCAGTCTGATGCATATACGGCGGGTGCTCAAAACTCTGCTATGAGAGCATATGTTTTCTGCACAGCAAACGGTTGGAATAATACTGGTAACTATGTTTCTACTTTCAGCATGGTCACTGAGTCCAACACTGGTGCTGGACAGTCAATGTCTACTTCTAGAAACAGAACTTCTGTTATGAAGAGAGACTTTAAATATGCATATGTTTGTGGAAATAACAATAACAACCCAGATAGATATGACTTAACCAATGACAGTGTAACAACTGTTGGTGGTAGTGGATCTACTGGTGGTGACAACCCTGCATGTGGTTACGGTGAGACTAAAGGTTGGTATAAGCAAGGTGGTAGTGCATATTCATTTGACTGGGCAACTCAGTCTTGGTCTGGATGGAGTTCTGCTCCTGGAACTGATGGAACAAACAAAACTTGGAACTCCCGTTTAGGTTATTCTTACTGGAATACTGCAGGTGGTTATAGAACTAACAACGCAATGTCCAGAAGAGATGACGTTACTGGTTCTAACCTAGGATCAGTTGGTAAACCAGGAACAACTGGTGAGGAAACATTCCACACTGGTATGTCTCATGGATTTATGAACGGTATGTATGACGGTGGTCAGAACAATACTGGTGGTCAGGTTAACTTTACCACACACTCATTTGGATGGAATGGCAGTCTCAACTCTCAGGGAACACCTGGAAGAGCGTCAGCTGCTGCTATTGAATACGGTACTCTCGCTACAGGATATACAGGAATTTAAACATGTCTAAAAGATATTTCGTTGGTAAACTCCAAGATCTAGCAAAATTAAACACATATCAACCAATCGATTCTATTCTTGATTGGTATGTTTTTTCATTGGATTCTGAAGATCTTAATTCTATCACTGCTTTGTCTGACAGAGTTGTCGAAATGGACAAAGAGATGGCAGTATTTGGAATGCGAAGTTTTGGAGATATTCGTTCTACAATCAAAGTTCCTGGTGATGAACTAAAGACTGAAGAAGATTTTGACAATCTATCTTATGCTGATATGGCAGGTGGAGCAAAAGTTGCCGTTCCTGTTACTCAGAAAAGATACAATACAATTATGAGAACCATGAAGTTCATGGCAAAACTCATTATTGAACAAACTTATGAACAAAGATTCTTAGCTCTAGATGAAGGCGTCACTGCTCTAGAGAAAAAAGCATGGGAATATCAAGTAGATGATATTGTAGAAGGAACTGATATTTTCTTGTCTTCTTTAGCAGAAGCAAAAGGAATGAGTCTCGAAGGACTAAAAACTTTAATCAATCAAAAGAGATCTTCTTACGATAAAGCAGTAAGATCTCTCTATATTGATTCAGCAAAATTAAAGAAAGAGTTTAAAGATTGCGATTCTATTAGGCAACTAAATAGATTATATGAGAGTTATTTCGGTCTTGCAATGCCTGAACAACAGGCAAAAGATGAAGATCTTTATACCAACGTTGATGGTGTGTTGATCCGTAAAGAAGTAGTTCCAGGTATTAAGTTCTAATCATTATTTTTTGATTTATCATGAGTATTACAACCGAAGAGATTAAGGAGATTGCCATTAGGGTATCTCTTGGTATGTCGAAGAATCAAATTTTAGACTATGTGATTAAGTCACATGTCACAGAAGATCGACAACTAAAACAAGTTCTTCTTGAAGTAGAAAATAGATCTCATCAATACGAAAAAATGCTCCTCGATGAAAAGAAAGGAGATGTTCGTTTGCGTAGATGCAGAGAAGAATTAGAAAAACTAAAAGCAGAAGGTGCTGACCCGTACGACATTGAGTTGGCAGAAATCGAAATCGAAGATGCTTTGCTTGATAATGAGATGTGGCATAGACGTAAAGGTCAAGCTACATATGAGATGAATTGTTTTATTGAATATGTCAAGGAAAAGGGTTATACTAAAGAGCAACTAGAAGAAGCAGTTGAATGGAATGCTGAGAAAGAAAGAGAGTATTGGATTGCTAGACTTGGCAAACAAGCTGCTCTAGATATCATGGCACATGGTAGAGTCGGTATTGGTAATATGGATTCTATTGCTATGATGAAACAAGAGGATCAAGTTGGTATTCTCGATGTTGCATCTCAGTATGCTTGTCTGATGAAAATCTCTATGGATAAGATCCAGGGAAAAACAGAAAAGTATTTCCAAGCATATGCTGAATCTCCTGACGTTCAGGTTCCTACATTCCATGGTGTAGAAGATAATCTAAACATTCCTCTCCTAGATAAAATTCGTGATGAACTCAATGCAGCAAAAACTCTTCAGTCTTCCGATCAATCCGAAGAGTGATAAGAAATTTGTAGAGGAAACATTAGTTCCTTTTTTAAAAAAACATAGACATCTAATCTACGATCTGTATTTCACCTGTCGTATTCCTCCTTTTGATCAGGATGCGATGGGTGATGTTTTTGTGCAAGATCATAGAACATCCACCATAAATGCTTTGTGGATTTCTGAACAGGTAGATATTCCATTGTCTGCCACATTTAATAATATGTGGATTAGACCTGATCAGAAAAATTTAGATACTTGGATTGAAAATTTCAGACCATTGTATGATAAAGGTATTCGTATTGTAACTTTACCTCATACTACATGGGTATCTACAGGACAGATTCAAAAAGAATTTCCAGAGTTGTTTATCAAGAACACAATTCTACGAGAAGTTACTAGAGCAAATGAAGTTGTTGGTGCAGCGAAAGCAGGATTTCATTACATCAATCTAGATAGAGATTTGATGCGTGATCGTGATGCTCTGAAGAGAATCAAAGATGCTAAAGATTACTGTGAGTCAATTGGTAAACCAGTAAAGATTTCATTGCTTGCCAATGAGAATTGTTGGGGTGGTTGTCCAATCATGCCAGAGCATTACCAATTCAATTGCACTAGAACTGATGGTCCTCAGTATTTTAATGATGAGATCAGCAGAGTGTCTTGTTCTACCTGGGATGTAATGGACGCATCTGCTTCACTCAAAGCAGGTAACATTCCGCCGTGGCGTGAAGACTGGGAAGAGTTTATTGATCTTGGCATTGATGTATTCAAGATGCATGGTCGTGAGAGCATGGTTCGTCTCATGGAATCCATGGACATTATTTCTAGATGGGACAAAGGAGAAGACCTTTTGTTCTCTCAGTTTGATCCGTACATGGAAGATCTAGGTTTGAAAGAAAGACCTATTGACTTGTGGCGTGATAAAATTAAAAACTGTAAGTTTGATTGCTGGGAATGTAACTATTGTGAGTCTGTTGTAGATGCTCATCTTAAGAAACAAGATAGAGAAGTGCATCCATATGCAACTAGATGTTTAGATGCTATCAATAAAGCTATTGATGGCGAGTCAAAGTTTGATCATGATATTCAAGGTCTTACTTCTGATAAGGTAAGGCATTTCCTCAACAATCTATGTTCTTATGAGGATACAAAATATCTAGAAGTTGGTGTATATAATGGCAGCACATTCTGTGCAGCAATTCAAGGTAATGATATTACCGCATATGCATCAGACCACTGGAGAGATCCAGACATCCAACCAATCAGAGAAGACATTGAATGGAAAGAGGAAGAGGGATCTATCGAAATTTTTATCGAGAATGTAAAATCTGTATGGACAGACGATAGTAATATTGCAATTTTGAATGGCGATATTCGTGAAGCTACAGAAGAAAATCTAGACCAAAAGGTTAATACCATTTTCTATGATGCAGATCATGAATTAAATACTCAGAAATCTTGCTTGCAACATATCCTTCCATATACAGAAGATGAGTTTATTCTAGTTGTCGATGATGCAAACTTGGAAAATGTATATTATTCAACAATGGCATTCATTAAAGAAAATCAACTTGAAATTTTATATGAGAGAAGCATTCTTACCGATAAAATTGAAGATTCTGATTCTTGGTGGAATGGTGTGAATATTTTTGTATTGAAAAAATAATGAGAACCCTTGATATTTTTCCCAAAGCAATTGGTAGAGAACTTTATCCTGATAGAGATAGTTTGAAAAAACAAATTATCGATATGATGGATGGACAAAACATGTATACCAATACAATGAATGATAAGTTACATCATTACGATAATACTTCTGGTAAATCTTTTTTACACAGAGAAGAGATGTCAGAATTTAAACAATGGTTAGAAGATCAATGTACATCTTTTGTCTCTGATGATTTAGGTTATGAAGTTCCAGAGAGAATGATTATTACTGATAGTTGGTTAAATCTTTGTGATAAAGGTGGTGGACAGTATCCACACTTTCATACCAATGCATATATTTCTGGAACATATTATGTGAATTGGGAAGAAGGACACGCACCTTTATTTTTCAGGCATCCAGACGGAGCTACACATTCATATGCACCATCTATTTCATTGATGGCGGACAAAAATAAACTTGGTAAATATAACTGTGACGTTATCATGTATCCAGAAGAAGGAGAGTTGATGTTATGGCAATCAAATCTCACTCATGGATATTCTGATAACCAGAAAGATGGAAGAATTTCCATCTCTATGAATTTTATGCCATCTTTAATTGTAGATGACAAGTATTCATATAGGGTCTCTACGACCTGAATAAATATTACACACACTATATTTTGTGATAACAATGGCACAGCAAACTCCTGAGCAACTTAAAGCAAATTTTGAAGAGCAACTTGCTACTACAACAAAGCAAATTGCAGAACTAGAGGAAAACCTAGCAAAAGCAAAAGAATATAAAATTAAATTGCAGGGTGGTCTAGAAACAATTGGACTACTTTTTGACGAAGAGAAACCAGAAACACCCGCCGCAGAAGCACCAGCAGAATAATCCCTAAATATAAAAGAAGGGATTATTGTGTGTAATGGCATCTCCAAGTACCAGAGCTGAACTCATCACTTATTGTAAGAGGCAGCTTGGTGAGCCTGTCCTACAAGTCAACATCGACGATGAACAGGTAAACAATGTAATTGACGACACGTTTCAGTTCTTCCAGGAGAACTGTTACAACGGTATGGAGCGTGCGTATCTTTTCCACGAACTGAATGCTGACGACAAGACACGATTTGCTGCTACCGCAACAACTAAGGAAGGAACAACAAATTGGTTAGAGGCAACTAACTACATTCCTATTCCCGATCATGTTGTTGGTATCACTAAAGTTTTTGGTCTTGTCAGTAATTCAATCCGTTCAAACCTTTTTGGCGTTGAGTATCAGTTGTTCTTGAATGATCTATATGCATTCGGATCACTCGATATCCTCAACTATTATATGAATAAGCAGTATCTAGAAACTCTAGATATGGTTCTGAACAATGGTTCTTACCAACAATTCAGATTTACACAGCGTCGTGATCGTCTGTATTTGGATGTAGATAAAGACTTCCTCCAAACAGGAACTAACGTTCTTATCGAGTGTCATCGTCTTATCGATCCTACAGATGCTACAGAGATGAACAACGATATGTTTGTTAAGAAGTATGCTACTGCTCTAATGAAGAAACAGTGGGGTATGAACTTAATCAAATATAACAATGTTCAACTACCTGGCGGTGTAACACTTAATGGTAGAGAGATCTACACAGACGCACTTGCAGAAATTGAGAAAATCGAAAGCGAAGTTCTCAGTAAGTATGCAATCCCACCAATGGATATGATCGGATAAAATGCCTACCAGTCCCTATTTTCCAACTTACTACCAAGGTCACAGTGGCGAACAAGGTCTCGTTCAGGATCTTGTGGATGAGCAAATCAAACTGTTTGGTTCAGATATTTACTATATCCCTAGGATAGTTCTACAAGACAGCACACTGGATGAAGTTAGATACTCCAAGTATCAGGAACAATTCCAGATTGAAATGCTGTTGCAGAACGTCATGGGATTTGGTGATAATGCTGAGTTCATCTCCAAGTTCGGTTTAAGAATTACAGATGAAATTATCTTCAGAGTTTCAACTAGACGTTGGGATGAAGAAGTAGCAGAACACAATCCTAACCTTACACTTGATAGTAGACCCAATGAGGGAGACTTATTGTACTTCCCATTAACAAAAGATATTTACGAAATTAAGTTTGTTGGTAAGGAAGAACCATTCTTCCAGTTTGGTAAGATCCAATTCTATGCTATCACTGCTGAGATCTACGAGGTTGGTCAAGACGACTTCGATACTGGTATTGCAGAGATCGATGCAGTTGAACAACTCTTTGATAATGCAATCAAACTAGTCATGGATCCTGGTGGCACAGGAGACTTTACTGTTG